AAGGCGTTATGGCATATTTAGGCCATTTAACCTCTTGTTTCGTAATATCAGCTACGTATTCCTTGATAGGAGTACCTAGATCTGAGTTACTTTGAAGGTAGGAGAGTAACGCTAAAACCAGTTTAACCTTTGGGAAGAACACCCTAATTTTGGGGTGATTCCAACCTAGGAGAAGCCGGAAATACTCTTTAATAGATGGAAACACACTCGAAGTCCAATCCTTGATGGTTAACTCTCGGAAGATTATTCCCACCGATTCAATCGGTGAGTTTCTTCTTTCATAGAGTGCAGCCAAAGGGAAAGGAGAGATATTCTGGTCCTTGAGGATGATTTGCTTCGCAAATTCATACCCAAGTTTACTTACATGAGTTTTCTCATGAGAGTAAGGAATATCCCATTCGATAAGGATATCCTTATAGGCCTTGGCGACGTCATCGTTAGCAATAACGATATCATCACCAAGAAGCATATAAGGACACCTCTTCCATGATCTACCTGATCGTTTACACGACAGATAGACCATAAAGTGGTGTGCTAATGCAAAGGTAGCCCATGATGAGTAAGCTCCCATAGGATTACCAGTCCCATAGCGAAAGCTAAGGTCCTGATATTCAAATGGAAAGCCAACCATTATGTGCTTCCAAGCATCTGCATATTCCTTCCCAAACCAAACATCTAGTATTAGCCTTTCTATAGCTATCGGAAATCTATCCGTCGCCGTAGTAAGGTCAATACTATGGAAGCTAGAACCAGGATCTGGGACTAACTTCTTAAGATGTTTAGTTTGATCGTGTGTACAGTCTTGGTCAATAGAACGTAACAACCTATAGATTTTGTCATGTAGAGGCCGTAAGGCCGCTTGTGACCAATAATCTAAGATTGCTACTTCTCGGGTTTTACCTTCTTTATCTGAAATTACTGCAAGTCTACGAATGTCTGCACTCCTCTTGCGAGGGTTCAGGGCATCGAAGAATTTGGGTATTTTCTTATAAAGATTAAGGAACCTGAAACACAAATCATATAGCTTATCTCCTCCTACAATCTTGATAGATTGAAAGAGTGATAAACCTATACCCATGAGATCTCGGTATGAAGTCCAAAGGGCATGCCCATTGGGTCCAGACTTAGAAGTCATGTGGAAAGAGGTAAAGTTTAGCGACTTCACCGGCTTTCCGATTTGTGATCTATTGACACCTACGAATTTAAGGAACTGGATCACATCTGGTCTAAGATCATCGAAGTCTTGACTATTCACATAGCCAGGGCTTTTGGTAATCGAGGTCCAAGAAGGATCCGGTTTTAAC